TGGCCGAATCCTCTATTAACTTGATAGATGATCGTGGCTTGCCCGTAGCGGTCGCTGTGCTAACCGACAAACTTGCTGTAATTAAGGGCCAACCTACCAGTATTCACCTCGCTATGACAGCCTCGGTGAACCATCGGGACCTGATGAAGGACCTCAAGGAGCGCGATGTGACGCCCGTGAACGACGAGCAGACGCCCGACCTGGTTTAGGTAGTGGCCCAAAATGTCCTACCCCTACCTCGGCAGCACCACCGAAAACCACGCATTTAGGCCTGTTTCGGGCACTCATGCCTACAATAGCAGTTATATTCACTTCGACAGCAAAACACGCAGCAAACCCCTGCAAACATTGATCGAAACGCACTTTAGCACCCATCAGCAGACCCAATGTCCTACCCTGTTACACAAGGCAGACATCAGGCCGCCCGGGCCCCGGGGGGAGGGGGTCGGGCAATCCGCGGCGACGGTAAAAGTCGACGGGTTCCCCAAAACGAAAAATATTGATAAATGAGCCAACCACTCTGCCTCACCTGCTCCAAGCCATTCGAGATCATCAAGCAGCGCACCGGCACCAATCAAAAGCGCTTCTGCACCGAGGCTTGCAATGACATCTGGTGGAACGAGCAGCCGTTGCACCCTGTCATCCCTCGAGTCGACGCATCGCACCCCCGTGCTGCCGAGTTGCGGTTGAAGCGCACCCAGCTTGTCACCCTGGAGAAGGCTGACCCGTACACCTACGGCTTCATCCCGGACCACTGGGAGATTGCTAACACCGAGTTCCAGGCCACCCAGGAGCTCTTGATCTCCGGCGGCAACCGGGCTGGCAAAACCCTCTGGGCTGCCCGGCGTATTGTTCAGACGTTATTGGAAAAGGAGAACGCCAGCGTGCTCTGCTGCCATACGAGCCATGCCACCAGCGTCACCGTGCAGCAGCCTGCGATCTACAACTACCTGCCTGTCGCACTCCGGGCCACCAAGAAGGGCCGTATTCACTACCTGAACTACAGCCGCAAGAATGGTTTCACCGACGGCTCATTCATCCTGCCTAATGGCAGCCGGTGCGACTTCCTGAACTACACGCAGAGCGAGAACACGATTGAAGGCCGGGAGGCTGACTTGATCTGGTGTGATGAGCTGGTGCCACAGAGCTGGGTTGAGACGCTGCGCTATCGGTTGATCACGAGGCGCGGCAAGCTGCTGGTGACTCAGACCCCGTTGGAAGGTGTGGCTAGTGTGTACAAGGAGTTCACCGCGGGCTCGCTTGTGAAGCAGTGGGGATCCGGGGAGCTGTTAGCCGGCAAGCAGGGACTGCCTACGTGGCCTGTGGGCAAGGCGCCTAGGGTTATGGAGCAGCCTGCGACCAGGAGGAAGACGGTGTTCTTCTACTCGGAGGACAACCCCTACAACCCGTTCGATGAGATGAAAAGCAAGCTGGTGGCCTCGCCTATGGGCCAGGTGCTGACACGGGCCTATGGGTGGGCCTCGGACAACATTGGCAAGGCCTTCGCCAGGTTCAGGCCGGACATCCACTGTATTGAGTCTGAGGCTGTGCCGCCTGGTGGAACTCTGTACATGGTGTGCGATCCGGCTGGCGCCCGTAATTGGTTCTGCCTGTGGTTGTTGGTCTACGAGGATGGAAAGCGGATTGTGGTGCGGGAGTTCCCGGACTTTGCGAACTATGGCGAGTGGGTGTTGCCTAGTGAGAAGCCCGACGGCAAGTCTGGGCCTGCGCAGACACTGGATGCTGGCCGATCTATCTCGGAGTATCGGAATCTGTTTCGGACTATTGAGGCAGAGCTGGGCTATGGGGAGCCTGTGATGCGATTGATCGACCCCAAGGCAGGTGGCAGCCCGGCGTTGTCGGAGCAGGGCGGGACTACGTTGATTGATCTGCTGGCAGAGTCTGAGAACCCGCTAGATGAACCGATGGCCTTTATACCGGCCCCGGGTGTGCCTGTGGATCAGAGGACGAGTGCGATCAATAGCTTGCTGTCCTACGATGCTACACAGCCTCTGACGCCATTGAACGAGCCCTCGTTGTACATCACAAAGAACTGCAGCAACCTGATCTATGCCTTGTCCGAGCACACGGGCAGGGATGGTCAGAAGGGCGCGAGCAAGGACCCGATTGATTGCATTGGGATGCTGCTGGTATCGAGTCTTGCTTATGTGGGTCACGGGGGCTTTGATTCCCGCGGCGGCGGTGGATACTAAAAGAAACGATCATGCAAGGCGATTCATACAAGCAGGCAACCGATGTGATGGCCCGGGTTGGTTCCGAGCCAAATGTGTCAGCGCTCACCGAGGAGTTGCGTCGGAGCGCTACGGATTACGGTCAGATATCGCGCACTGAGCGGGTTCAGAACACTCGGTTCTGTCAGTGGCCAGGGCAGACCGATGATGGGAAGAAATGGAACGATAGCGGAAGGTCTAAGCCTGCGTTCCCCTGGGACGGCGCCAGTGACACTCGGATCCCGCTGGCTGACGAGGTTGTGAACGGAATGGTGGATCTGTGCTCGACTGCCTTCTGGCGCTCAATGCTCCGGGTTAGTCCTACCAACATCAACCAGCTTGATCAGGCTGTCACCGCGCACAACCTGATGGATTGGACTGTGAACGCCCGGATGTACAACGATTTGACCCGGGAGGTTGAGTTACTCTCGCAGTACCTGTGGACCTACGGCTGGGCCGGCGTCCACGTCACCTGGCAGCAGGAGCTGGGTCAGAAAGAGCAGTATTTGACGATGGACCAGGTGATGGCACTGGCTGCCCAGTCGCCCGAGGGTTCCATCCTGGCTGACTTCCCAAACCTCATTGCCAATCCCGAGGCCGACGATCAGTCCGCGGAGCTGATGATGGCTGCCTTCCCGAACCTTAAGAAGCGCCGGGCACTGAAGGCTGTGCGTGAATTGCGTGACGAGGGCGAGTGCGAGTTCCCGGTTCCCACGATGGTGACCAACAAGCCCATGGTAGCTGCCCTGGCACCCTGGGATGAGCTGGCATTCCCGCCCGAGACCACCGACATCCAGAGTGCCCGGGTAGTTTTCCGTCGGTTCTACATGACCGAGGCGCAGTTGCTGAACAAGGTCGAGACTGAAGAGTGGGATGCCGAGTGGGCGCAGGAGGCCATCAACACGATGGGCCGCTTCTCCAACTACTCGGACTACTCGTATGCCAGCGGCCTGGCCAATAACTCGATTCTGGACCGGGAAAACCTCATTGAAGTGGTCTATGCCTACCAGAAGGCCATTGATGAAGACGGTGTTCCGGGAGTGTTTTACACGGTGTTCAGCCCCCAGGTGGGCGACAAGTGGGGCTACTTCGAGGCTCTGGACTATGCGCATGGGCAGTACCCGTTTGTGGTGTGGCGCAGTGAGCTGATCCACCGTCAGATCACCGAAAGCCGCGGTGTGCCCGAGGTCTGCATGACCTGGCAGGAGGAAGTGAAGGCCCAGCGCGACTCGGTGTTCGATTATACAAGCCTTGCGACGCTCCCGCCCATTGAGGTCCCGAAGACTCGAGGCGGAAACCTGAAGATCGGTCCGGCAATCCAGATTCCGGTGCTGCGCCGCGGTGAGATTGGATTCATGCAACCGCCCGCCCGCGAGCCTGGTGTGGCCTTCCAGCTCATTGCAGCGGTCGAAGCACAGACTGACCGCTACTTTGGGCGCCCGACCGAGAAGGTGCCCCCTGCGATCACCCAGATGCGCCAGCAGAGGTTGATCAACAACTGGCTGCACGGCTGGACCGAGGCTTTCCGCCAGGTGCTGACGCTGACCGTGCAGTACATGGGGCCCCAGGAGATCCAACGAGTGACGGCGTCGCCTACGGTACTGCCCGAGAACGTGCAGGACTTCGATGTGATGCTGAAGTTTGACGTCCGGGAGTTGAGCACCGACCTGGTGACCGAGAAACTCAAGGCCATCAGCACCCTCGTCCTGCCCCTCGACACTGCCGGCGTCATCGACCGGGCCAAGTTGATCTCGGTGGCCCTCCGGGCCATTGATCCCAACCTGGCCAGCGAACTGGTGATGCAGCAGGGGCCTGCCGCACAGAAGATGTTCAACGAGACCAATGACGAGGTGGCGCTGATGAGCCTCGGAAACCCTCCGCAATTGCGCGAGAACGACCCTACGGCAGCGATGCGTCTGCAATTCACACAACAGGTGCTGCAGAGCAATCCGAAGTACCAGCAACAGCTTCAGCAGGACCAGTTATTCCAGGCAAACCTGCAGAAATACCTTGAGAATCTGCAGTTCAGCGTGCAACAGCAGCAAAACGCAGTCACCGGACGCCTTGGCGTACAAGCATGAACGAAGAACAACTCAAAGAGGCGCTGATGGTGGCCAACGACCACCCTGTGCTATTGGCTTTTCTGCAAATCATAGCAGATCAGGAGGAATCCGATGTGCTGGCCGGCATTATGCCTAACCTCACAGCAGAGGATCGGGCCTACAACTGCGGCAGAGCTGCTGCTCTTAAAGATCTCAGTGGTTCTATCAAACTACTAAGGGGTGAGAATAGATTGACTTCCGGTTAATCATAGGCTCTCACTTTCACCAATGGCTTCTTGGTTGGCCTTAACAACCATGGTTTCAAATGCCCGTCTTGCAGGGCCTAAATCGCATGGACATCGCCAATACTCAGCAGGAAGCGACACCTGGAGAAAACACGGTACGTTCCCAATTGCCGAACCCAATCAACTTCGATGAGGGGGCGCTGGCAAAGCTACTGAAGACACGATTCAGTGGGGAGGAAGAAACGCCAAAGCAGCAAATCGAAGAAAATACAGAGCCCGAGTCCGCGGATGCGGAGTCTCAGGCCGAGGAAGCGGAGCCGACCGCTGAACAAACGGAACCACAGGCCGAGTCGCCTGAGGAAGTTCTTTCAGATTCTCAAGACGAAGACGAGTCGGTCGGAGTCCGTAAGCGTATCGACAAACTCACGCGCCAAAAGAAAGAGGCGCTGGAGAAAGCTGAGACGCTAGAACGGGAGCTGAACGACGTGAAGGCCAAGCTGGAGCAAGGCCAGGCTGAACGGCCTGTTGCTGTTGCCAATCAAGCCGATCCGTTTGCTGATGTGTGGGATGTTACGAAACTCAATGATGAGTGGACCAAAGCCCGCAATCTCAAGCGCTGGTGCGAGGACAACATTGATGGGTGTGAAGTGGAAGGTAAGGAGTACAGCTCGGATGAGGTGAAGCAGATCCGTCGGCGTGTAGAAGACGCCATTGATATGCACATCCCCAACCGCGCTCGGTTCTTGCAGTCCTACCAACAGATCAAGCCTGTTGCCGAAACACTCTACCCTTGGTGGAAGGACCGTTCTAGTGCCGAGTATACGGCAGCACAGCAGGTTATGCGGCAGTTGCCGCAGATCCAGGCTTTGCCCGAGTACCAGGTGTTGATCGGTGATTTCATTGAAGGACGCAGAGTGCGCATGGAGCGCGAAGCATCAAAGGGGAAACCCCAGTTGCCTCGTGTTACTGCAAAAGCACCAAGCCAGCCCGGTAAGCCTACCGCTGCCCCTATTAAAAAGGATGCAGCCAAAGCTAACCTACAGGCCGCAAAGTCTCAGTTTAGAAAATCCGGAGGTACTTCTGAATTGGCTCAAGTATTGAAGAGGATGCTCTGATTTATGCCACTGCTACAAGAAAACCAAGCTGGAACGACGCCGCTCGCTTCCACTTCCGCCGTCCGCGAAGACCTCGCTGACTACATCGCCATCGTCGACGCTAAGTCGACTCCGTTCGTGTCCATGGCCCCGAAGGGCAAGGACATCGGCAATATGCAGTTCTCTTGGCAGGTCGACAACTATGCTGCCCCGACTATGGGTGGTGTTGTTGACGGTGCTGATGTGACTGTCTCGAGCGCTGGTAACCCGGTTGAGAACCGGACCCGCCTGAACAACTACGGCCAGGTGTTCCGTAAAGACCTGCGCATCGGATTTATCGCTGAGACTCAGAATGTCGCCGGCGTTAACGATGAGCTCGCCAACGGCATTGCTAAACGATTGGTTGAGCTGAAGCGAAATATGGAGGCGACCTTCATGTGCAGCAATCAAGCTGCCCAGAGTGAGGTTAGCACTTCCAACCCCTACCTTACCGGCTCCCTCGGTAATTGGTTGAATGCTGATAATGCGGCCAACATTGGCGCGGTTGCCTCTGGTTCGCCTTTCAAGCCGGCCTCCGGCGCTGTTATCACCACTGCTACGGCTTCGATCACCGAAAGCACCATTCAGAACGTGCTGACTGCCATCTATGGCAACACCGGCACCTTCCGCGATTACGATTGTATCTTGGGCACCACGCTGAAGCGTGCGTTCACCAACCTCACGGCCTCGGGTACAACCGTGACGCTCAATACCAATGCCATCGCTGCCACCAGCGTCCGCACTTTCAACCAGGACCTGTCCAGCGACACTTTCAAGTCATCCATCGACATTTTTGAGGGCGACTTTGGTCGGCTTATTCTGCATCCGTCCACTTTTGTGGGCGCTAAGGATGGTTCTACGTTTGTTGCTGAAGCCACCAAGGGCTACATCATCCCCATGGACATGGTTGAAGTGCGCTATGCGAAACTTCCCCAGGTCAAGACTTTGCCCGACGCCGGCGGCGGCCCTGCCCGCCTTGTCGAGGCTATCGCCGGTCTCGTGGTGAAGAACCCGAGCGGCTTCGGTATGTTCAACGGTACGACCTAATCTGTCGGTTTTAGGGGAGGGAGGCTGGAAAGTTCCGGATTCCCTCCCCTTTTTTTACAACATGAATCAGAACGCATCTTCAGTCATTGCAAACGCTCTGGACGATCTCCCAGGAGAACTGCGCCTGGCAGTCATCAAAGAGTTCCAGAAGGGCATCCAGAAGGACTGGGTGAAGGCTGGCATAGACCAGAAGCGCATCGCCAAAGATTCCCAACGGGACATACGGTCTGTCGATGGAATCGGTCGCCTGCGGATGCGTATCGACCCCACTCTCTACCATACCTGGGGAACCAAGTACGGGTACGATTGATGGAAGGATTCCCAGTTCCTGAAAGAAGTCGAGCGTGACAACCCTGAGGTCCGAGTGCGTTCCACAGGTACACGCTTGCAAGTTGGTTTTAGCGGGGCCAAAAGAAGCAGTCAGAAATTCGACCTATGAATGTTGGATCCAATCGTCAACTCGCCGGCGAATACGGTGGCCGGTACATCTCGAGTGCATCGGGCACGGTGACCGGAAACTTCCAGGCGATTCACGCGCTTGAGATCACCATCCTCGGCGCCACTGTTTCCAACATCACCAACTTCCCTGCTGGCGTGACGCTGCAGGCCGGCGATGAGCTGCCCGGGGTGTGGACCTCGATCACGGTTTCAAGCGGCTCCTTGGTGGCTTACAACCGCAAGTACGCCTAATGGCACGCCTCGGACTAGGACTAGGGTTGGGAAGCAGCCAGCGCATTGGTGCTGGTGGCATTCCGCCTGATCCTCCGATTGAGCGGCGCGACATCCTCTGCGAAAACGGCGACTACCTGGTACAGGAAGACGGTGGTCGCCTAGTTATCACTTTCGGAACATTCGATTCACTACTCACTGAAGCCGGTGACTTCCTGGTACAGGAAGACGGCGGTAAACTCGTTCTAGCAATCTACTAACATGGCAGACCTTAAGATATCCCAACTTACAGCGATCACGACGCTGACCCCGGCTACCGACGTGTTGCCCGTGGTCGATGTGACCGGCACCACCAAAAAGATCACCACCAATCAGCTCCTCGGTTCCGGCGGCACCGCCACCCTCGCCTCCGCCACCATCACCGGCGATCTGACGGTGGCGACTGATCGGCTGAAGGTTGTTACTGGAAGCACCGCTGTTCAGACTGGAGCGACGACCCAGCTTCAGGTTGGAACTACGTCATGGCCCTCCACAGTTATCGGCAAATCCGGTTCACGCTCGCTGTTTGGTAACACTGGCGAAGTAGTTTTATGGACTGAAGCCGCTCCAGCGATTGGCAATTATTCGACGCTGTTTGTTACAGCTAAGACTGGTGCTGGTGCAACCACGATGGGTGGTTTGCAGATTCGTGCCGGTATTGAGAATGCATCCAATAGCGACGGATTCGTTTCGCTTTGGACTTCAAATAGCGCGGCTGGCGGATTCGTTGAACGCTACAAGATCGACAGCACCGGCGTAGCCACATGGTCCAACGTCGGCGGAGTCGCTGGCACCGCCATGACGTTGAATGCCAATGGACTTGGAGTGGGGGTTAGTCCTGCCGCTGCGCTTCATGCTAAGAAAACTCTAACCGGAACCGCTTCAGCCGTTACCAACATCCTGCGATTGGATTCAGGAGGCTCTGGCAACACTGCTAAAATCACGCTC